TACTTATCGAAGCAATCGAAAAGCCCGTAGAAAGGCAAACAAAATCGGACACAATGACGGTCTCCTCAATCTTACGGAGTCTCAAATATGAGAGAAAGAAAAAAAGACTTGAGGGAACACCCAAGTGGGTCTGGAACGCTCCAGACTCTTAAAACATAAAATGTTCCCTCCTGTTCCCTCCTCTGTTCCTACGGGTGGGAACGCTCAAACTCCTTGGTACACCTCTCTTCTCTTTATATGTTCCCTCTGTTCCTATGTTTTTATATATAAATATAAGAATAGGTATATAAGGGCTATATATATAGCTCAGGTAAGTGTGTAACAAAGGTAGGAACACGCGGGAACGTGGGAACACTATCTAATCTCATTTCTGTCTCATGCACGTCTCAAAAAAGAATCAACCCGTTGTTGATCGCCTCATTCTTCTCCTCGCTCAATCTGAACATGTTTCGGATGCAATCCTTGATAATGCTATTGACGATGGTGAACGAGTAGATCCTGAAGTTATTGCTGGTTTGACTCAATATCTTGTAAGAATTGCTGACATCCTCAATTGCGCTGAAGAAGCTGACCTTAAGCCTTTGTCTAATGAATGAGTTATATTTTGCCTATGGGTAAAAAAGCAACCGACAGAGAAATTGATTGCAGGGTTAATTCTGTCTACAACTTATTGATTAACGGTCAAAGTAAAACTCAGGTCGTTCAATACTGTTCGGAAAATTATAGTGTTGGTTTAAGACAGGCAGAAAATTATATAAAACGGGCAAGAATACTGGTTCAATTAGACTCTGAAATTGAGAGGCCACAATGGTTATTGTCTGCCCTTAGCCGTCTTCAAAATTATGAAGCGCAAGCCGCAAAACGTGGTAATCATCAAGCTGCTTTACGCGCTGTGGAATTACAAGCTCGGTTATTAAGGTTTGAATTAAGTTGACTTCATTAATTGCTGGAATATGTGATAACGAGCCGCTTACTGCTTTTGCTTATCAATCTTCTATCAATAGTTTGCCAACAGCAGAAGAAGTAAAGGCTCGAATACTTGAAGGACTCTTGCCGCACCAGGAGCAATTCTGTTTAAATACTTCATCAAGAAAGCTTGGTCTTGTCTGTGGTTTCGGAGCAGGAAAGACTCATGCTTTAGTTGCAAAGGCTTGCATGATTGCCGCCGATAATGTTGGTTTTGTTAGTGCTGTCTTTGAGCCAACTGCTCCCATGCTCCGAGATATTTTAATTAGAACCTTGAATGACCTTCTGGACCAATGGGCTATCCCGTTTACTTTTAGAGCTTCACCTCTTCCAGAATTTACGCTTCATTTTGCCGAAGGAAGTCATCAAATATTGCTTAGAACTATCCTCACTTATCAACGCTTGCGGGGCCAAAATCTCTGCGCTTGTGGCTTTGACGAAGCTGATAGTTTGCCTATGGGTGAAGCTACCAACGCCATGAATATGGCACTGGCAAGATTGAGAGCAGGTAATAATCAACAGTTTTATGCTTCAACAACTCCAGAAGGATATGGTTGGGCATTTCATACATTTGATAAAAACGCAACAGAAGACACCGCATTGATACAGGCCCGCAGCATGGATAATCCTTTTCTTCCTGACGGATTCATTGAAAGTTTGAAATCTAATTACTCGGAGCAATTAATAAAGGCTTACTTACTTGGTCAATGGGTCAATTTAACAACGGGCCAAGTATATGATCGGTTCTCTAGGGATATTCACGTTAAGGATAATTTGCCTGATTACAGTGACTCAATTCTCAAAATAGGAATTGACTTTAATATTTCTAATACAAATGCTGTTATCTGTGTGCGGGACCGTGAAAAGTTAGTCATAATAGACGAAATTGTGAAATCTCACGATACTGACGCGCTCGCGCAGGAAATCGTAAGGCGTTATCCCAATCGTAAAATTCAGGTATTTCCAGATGCTTCAGGATCGCAACGTTCGACAAATGCCTCTAGGACAGATATATCCATACTCCAATCTTACGGCTTTGAAAACATGTCGCCGCGAGCAAACCCCGCAATCAAAGATAGAGTCCAGACTTTACAAAATCTTCTATGTAACTCCAAGGGAGAATCAAGGTTGGAGGTTAGCTCCCGTTGCAGAAGGGTGATTGAGTGCCTTGAGCTGCAATCGTGGGATGAAAAAACACAACTTCCGTGCAAAAATACAGGTTTCGATCACACCAATGACGCATTAGGATACTGTGTATATCGTGAGTTCTCTATTCTGTATGCTCGTGCGGGTAGCAGAACAGGGATTAGAATCTATTAAAGAGGTTTAATCGTGTATAGCGGCTATCAGCATTACAACCGAGAAAAAGCAGCCGCAGGAGTAACGGTTGAAGATCCTTGTTTTGCTTGGCAGAATATGGAACCGCATTGGATTCTTATAGAAGACCTCCAAGGAGGTTCATTTAGTATTCGTAAAAAACACAGAAGGTATCTTCCACAAGAACCTTCTGAGCAAGATGTCTCTTATGATGCAAGACTTTCACGTTCTGTTGTTCCTCCATATCTGCAACGCATTGAGAGAATGTTGGCAGGAATGTTAGTTAGAAAACCTGTTCGTTTGAATGATGTTGGTGATCAAATAAGGGAAAATTTATTTAATGTAGATTTGCAAAATAATGATCTAAATGTGTGGACGTTTGAGTTGTCGAAATTGGCTATTCGCTATGGCCATGTAGGTGTACTCGTAGATGCTCCAGCCGCAGGACAAAAAGGCCGTCCATATTGGGTTACTTATACCCCTAGAGAGATTCTTGGTTGGAGAACAGAAATTATTGATGGGATGCAGAAATTTACACAGCTAAGGCTTTTGGAAAAAGTAATAGAACAAGATGGAGATTATGGGGAAAAAGAAGTTGAGCAGGTAAGAGTATTAACGCCTGGAACTTTTGAGATACACCGCAAGAACAAAAAAAGTGGTGAATATACATTGCATGAAGAAGGAACAACATCATTAACAGAAATTCCTTTTGCTGTTGCTTATTCCAACAGGGTGAATTTTATGGAGTCACGTCCTCCACTAGAGGACATCGGTGAACTTAATCTTCGCTCGTATCAATGCGGTTCAGATCTTGCTAACCAATTACATGTAAGCAGTGTCCCCTTTTTAGCTTTTTTTGGTTTCCCTCAATCGTCAGAAGAACTTTCTGCTGGCCCTGGAGAAGCTATTGCTTTCCCTGCTGAAGGTCGAGCTGAATATATAGAGCCTGATGGAAAAGGTTTTGAAGCTCAATTTAAGCAACTTGAACAGATTGAAAAGCAAATAAACAATCTAAGTTTAGCGGCTGTGCAAGGATCCAAGCTATCCGCAGAGACAGCAAAATCAAAAGAAATAGACCACTCTCAAGGCAATAGTACTCTGATGGTCTTGGCACAGCAAATACAAGATTTAATTGATAACTGTCTTCTGTTCCATGCAAATTATTTAGGAAGCAACGAAGCTGGAAGTAGTTTTGTAAATAGAGACTTCTTAGCAGCTCGTCTTGATCCGCAAGAAATAGGAAGTTTGCTGCAACTTTATACGGCTGGAACAATCACGCAAGAAACTTTATTGAAGCAGTTAGAAGAAGGGGAGGTGTTAGGAGATGAGTTTGATATAGAACAAGAGTTGGAATCTACTCAGATGGGAGGTTTAATTGATATGGAACAACCGCAAGAAGAAGTAATAGAAGAAGACAATGAATAATGCCAACACAAGTACCTACTGGTGAAGGTGTTCCAAGTGTTTTCTATCGGAACGCTATAGATCTAAATCGTTTTAGTAATGGCATTGCAAGAAAGCTTGCTCAAGAAAATGTAAATGTCATTGTTCGTGCTGTTGATCAATTAAAAAAAATTGATGAATCAAAAGGGCCATCATATAAAGCAGCAAGATTAAGATCATTAATCAAGCAAACAAAAAAAACACTTTCTACTTGGCAAGAAAAAAGCGTTGATGTAATGATTAAAGACCTTGAAAGCGTGGCAAAAGTACAGGCTGGATTTGTTGAAGATCAATTAAAAAAAGCGTTACCTGCAGGAATGCAAAAACAGATCGTTGAAGAGATAGGATATAGCGTTCAATCTGTCGCTGTCAGTCCTGGTTTTGCTAAGGCAGTTGTTACTAATACCCCAACAAAATTTAATTTAGGACAGGCAGGGAAATTTAATTTAACGGCAAAGCAAGGTGCAGAAGTTCTTTTACCAAATGGGGAAACAATTAGCAAAGCTTTTAGAGGTTTAGCAACAAAGCAAGCAAACCAATTTAATCAGATCGTTAGAACAGGGCTTTTATCTGGAGAGCCTACTCCTGATATTGTTCGACAGCTTGTAGGTAATTTAGATTTTGGAGAGAAAGCTAAAACAATAAAGCAGTTAAATATGGCTGGAGGTGAAGTTACAAAATTAGCAACGCATCAAATTAATACGATTGTTAGAACAAGTGTCAACCAAGTATCTAATGCAGCTAGTCAAAGTGTTTATAAAGCCAATAAGAAAATTACAAAAGAATATCGTTATCTTTCAACTTTAGATTCAAGAACTTCTGCTGTTTGTAGAAGTTTGGACGGACAAATTTTTGCTTATGGTAAAGGGCCAGAACCTCCTCAACATTTTGGTTGTAGGTCTACAACTGTTCCTGTTATTGATTACAAAGGTAATGGTTGGCCAGCTCCACCGTCTGTAACCACAGCTAAAAGAGCAAGTGTTGATGGTCCTGTTCCTGCAAATACAACTTATGGCAAATGGTTATATGACAAGAGAAAACCAGGCACAAAATTTAGCCCTGGTCCAGAGCAAGTTAAAGCATTAGGAAAAGAAAAAGCTAAATACTTTAATCGCCTTGCTAGTAAATATGGTCCAGATCAAGCAATGGCTAAGTTTATGAGAGAAGACGGTTCTGAGGTTACGTTAAAAAAATTAGAGTCAAGATATGGAAAGCCACAAGACATAAAAGCAAAAGTAACAAAGAAAAAAACAACAGCTTTAAAAGAACAAACTAAGGCAGTAAAACCCAAGAAAAAAGCTCCTGTTGTTCCTGATTTTGTTCCATCAAAGCCACTCAAGAAGTTAAATGTTGAGGAGACAATCAAGAGTTACGAGGGATATAAAAAGCATCAAATAAAGATGTCAGAAATACAATATGGAAAGGATTATGATCATTGGACAGGAGACAGTGACGCAAGGTTAGAAAGATTAAGACAAGGGTTAGACTTAAATACTAAAGATTGGCCTACAAGTCTTGATTATCTTTATTGGAGGCAAGGTTTTACAAAGAAACCTATAAGAGTTAAAAATGTAAAAGCACTAAAAGCAAGAAAAGATCTTTATCAAGGTGCTGATGGAGAAAACTTGCTTGTTTATAGAGGTGTTAGTAATGATAAATGGTCAGACCAATTTAAAGGTAAAGGTAATCAAGGAGATCTGTATTTTGCAGGTGAAGGCATTTATGGAAACGGTTCTTATGCGGCTTCAAGAAGTATTCATAGTACAAAGGCAACTTTGGCAAAAGGAAATCAAAACGCTTTAACACTTGCAAAAAATTACACAGAACCTTATGGGTCAAAAATTACTGAGGCTCAAAAAGAAATCAGAACAACTGCTTTTGGAATCAAAAAAGGTGCAAATATAAAAACATGGAAGAAAGGTGTAAGTACAAAGAAATTAAACCCTAAAGAAGCTCACGCTTTCCCAGATTCAGATTGGTATGAGAAAGAGTTTAAACAGTGGCAAAAGGATATAAAAAAAGAAGCAGAGGAATTAACAGGTTTAACGTATGACTCAACAGGGGAAGCTGCCACTGCTTTAGGAATAGATGCTTATCAGATTCCATTGCCTTTGTTAGACGATGCTAAAGGAGGAGAGCTTGTTCACTACAATCTTGATTACTGGGTGATCCTTAATAGAAACGCTATAGTGGTAAGTGATACCGTAGGGCTATGAACATAGATGAACCCCATACATCAAGGCGAATTGCAAAACTAATGAATAGTTTGCGATTATCTATTGACGATCAACATGAATTTATAAAACAGGCAGGAATGGCAAAAAATATAGATTCATTTATAAAAGATATAAACAACAAAAAGTTTTTTAATTAAATGCCCCTATCTATGTATAAAAAAAAAGGTAAGAAGAAAAAGAAGGGAGGTAAAAAGAAATGAAGAAAGGAGCAAGAGTTAGTTGGGTTTATCAAGGCGTTCGTACTTATGGAAAAGTTACGGGTGTTGCTGGTAAAAGAGCTTCTATTAAAACCGCATCTGGAGGAACAGTTACCAGAGTTGGAACTGAGAAAGATCCTGTAATTAGAATCAAATCAGAGTCAACAGGTAATGCTGTATTAAAAAAAAGATCCCAATTAAAAACAGCTACTAAGAAGAAATGACAGTTGCTAGAGGAAAAGAAAAATTTGTTGGATATAACAAACCAAAAAGGACACCTAGTCACCCCACAAAATCACATGCTGTTCTTGCTAAAGAAGGAGACAAAACAAAGTTAATTAGATTTGGTCAACAGGGGGTTAGTGGAGCTGGAGATAAACCAAAAAGTAAAGCAGATAAAGCTAGACAAAAATCTTTTAAAGCTAGACACGCTAAAAATATTGCTAAGGGTAAAATGAGTGCAGCATATTGGGCTGACAAAGTTAAATGGTAATTAATCAAAAAAGTTGTTATGGTTAGATCACCTAAATAACCCTGTGGGTTTTT